TATATACCTGGAAAACCCAAACTGACTCGTCAAGGTATGGGAACTGGAACTAAATATGCTGCAACAAGCCGTAACAAGGCTCGTAAACCTTATCGAGGACAAGGAAAATGAGTAAAACTCAAAGAACAGTAAGAGAGGGCAATCTTTGCCGACCAGATAAAAGATATAAAGGTATTAAAACCCAAGCAAAAGCAAATAAAGGCAAAAAGTCTAAATAATTTTAAGTTATTATTTTCACCACAATGTCAGAAGACCTAAATCCAAAACTAGGACCAAATCTTGCAGATGCTCCTGAAACTCCTCCAGTAGATGCTAAAGTTTTTGGTTATAATGTTGCACAACAAGTAAGAAGTAATTACGTTTCTAAGCCAAATCCAAATTCTCCTCTTGCAGCAGGATAATTATGAATGAAAAAGAAGCTTATATTTTATCATGGGCTAAAGATGTAGCTAAAGAAAGAGAAGAACTTGGAGGATTCTCTGTTTGTCCTTATGCTTCTAACTCTAAAAATAAAATTATTGAGTGTCCAATTGATGATATTGTACCTGAACCAGGTTATGATGTCATCATTTTTATTGTAGATGACTTTTGGAATTTAACTCAAGTTAAGAAATGGGTAGATATCTATAATGAAAAGTTCCCCTACTACACATTTTTTGAAGATTGTGCGTCTCAACCTACTTTTATCAATGGGGTTCAAACAAATAATAAGAAATTTAACTTAATTTTGTGTCAATCTAAGGTAAAATTGAGCAAAATTCGCAAAAAATTAGCAAAAACTGAGTATTATACTTATTGGAACGAAGAATATCTTAAAAAAATACTTGGTGATGAGTACGAATCGGTAATGACAGACGAAATTTCGGGATAGCAACCCCGTAAAAAGTTCTGATTTAACAAATCAGGAGCTAAAATGTCAAATTTACCAGTCGATAGAGACTCGAATTACATGAAGGAAACGTGGGGGACCACAAAATTGATCACTGATTATGGATCTGACGATTTTTTGAAGAAAATTGAAGATTTAGAAGCAAAATTAGTGACTTTCGAAGGTAAAGATTATAGCGGACACTATACTTATGGGTATGGGTTCTTCTCTGAGCGGATAAAAACGCAAAATCAACTACATGAGCAGATTCGTAATGATGAAGATTATGATGATTGGTCATACGGAACTGAACCAACCTATGGTAAAAAGTGGTAAAAGGTCTTATACATATAATAAATACCCTTAGTTTGAGTGATGAGAAGGATTTCTAGAAAATTTAGAGACATTAGTCTTTCATTTACTAGAAATCCTGTAACTAATGATATTTTATCATTAAATGATGCTGATGCTATTAAAAAATCTGTAGTTAATCTAGTTAGAACTAGAATTGGAGAAAAATTTTTTAATAGTCTTATAGGAACTAATATTGAAAGTTCAGTTTTTGAACTTCAATCAATTCCTTTAGCTAGATCTTTACAAATAGATATTGAAATTTTGCTTAAGAATTTTGAACCAAGAATTAAAATATCTTCTGTTGAAGTTAGTTATCCAGATTATACTAATGAATTAAATATTGCAATATCTTACGATGTTATTGGATTATCAATTCCTCCTCAAACAGTAGACTTCATATTACAACCAACTAGAGTCTAATGTCATTTAATCAATTCACAAATTTAGACTTTAACGATCTAAGAATACAGATCAAAGACTATTTGCGAGCAAATAGTGAGTTCACCGACTTTGATTTTGAAGGATCTAATTTTTCTACACTAATTGATCTCTTAGCATACAATAGTTATATTACTGCCTATAATACGAATATGGCAGTAAATGAAACTTTCTTAGATAGTGCAACTCTTAGAGAAAATGTTGTTTCACTGGCTCGTAATATAGGTTATGTTCCTAGGTCAAGAAGATCTTCAAGGACAAAAATAAGTTTCTCAGTGGATATGAGAAACAATAACAATTCTAGAACAGTTACTGTTTATGCAGGCACTATTGTATTAGGGGCTGTAGTTGGTGGCAATTTTATATTTTCAATTCCAGAAAATGTAACCACTCCTATAGAAGGTGATGGATTTGCACATTTTAATAATTTAGAAGTATATGAGGGGAGATATTTAACTAGTACTTTTATAATGGATTATTCCCAAAAAAATCAAAGATTTATTTTACCAAATCCAAATATTGATACTACTACTATTAGAATTAAAGTTACAGATCAAGTTACTGAAATTTATACAATTTATAATAATATTTTAAACATTAATAAAGACTCTAGAATATTTTTGATTCAGGAAGTTTCCGATCAAAAATATGAAATTAGATTTGGGGATGATATTTTAGGAAAAAGACCTCCAGATGGAAGCAGAATTGAAGTTAGCTATATTGTTACGAGTGGTACTTCTGGTAATGGTGCAAATAATTTTACTTTTGCCGGAATATTGAAAGATAATAATCTTGAAGAAATTTCTTCTGGAGTTTCTTTACCTCTTACTGAGTTTCCATCACAAAATGGTGATGAAATTGAAAATATTGATTCAATTAAATATTTGGCTCCAAGAGTTTATGCTTCTCAGTATAGAGCAGTAACAGCAAATGACTATAAGGGATTGATACCGTACATATATTCAAATGTTGATTCTGTGACTGCTTATGGTGGAGAAGAGTTGGATCCACCTGAATATGGTAAAGTATTCATTTCTATAAAACCAAGAAATGGGCAATTTTTATCATCTTTAACAAAACAGGAAATATCCAGATCATTAAAACAATATTCAATAGCTGGCATTAAGCCAGAAATTGTTGATTTGTCATATTTGTATGTTGAAATAGATTCTTCCGTTTATTACAACGTAAATAGGTCTACTCGTCCAGAATCTATCAGAGGAAAAATTTTAAATACTTTAACAACATACTCAAAATCTTCTGATGTTAATAGTTTTGGCGGAAGATTCAAATATAGTAAGGTTGTTGGATTAATTGATGATTCCGATAAAGCAGTAACATCGAATATAACAAAAGTTAGAATGAGGAGAGATTTAATTCCAAAATTAAACACTGCTGCAACATATGAGTTATGTTTTGGAAATAGAATACATATTAAAAAAAATGGATACTCCATTAAATCAACAGGATTTAAAATATTTGGAACTTCAGAAATAATTTATATGGCGGATGTACAAGTACAAGATAGTGCAACAGCGGGAACATTAGATACATCTAAAACGACAAATTTTGGAAGAATATTCTTTTTTAAATTGACAAATAATGTTCCTACGATAGTTACTGCAAATGCTGGAACTATTGATTATAAAAAAGGAGAGATACTTTTGAATGTGGTAAATATAATAGATTCAACTACAGAGAGTGGAGTAATCGAAGTTCAAGCTATTCCCGAATCCAATGATGTTATTGGATTGAAAGATTTATATCTTCAAGTTGATATACAAAAATCAGTGGTAAATATGATTGAAGATAGTATTACCTCAGGTGAAAATATTTCAGCTACACAATATGTTTCAACATCAAGCTATCTAAACGGACAGTATACTAGATAAAATGTCAGAAATTAAAAGAGTAAAAATTGATTCTATAATAGAATCTCAAATTCCCCAATTTCTAAGTGAAGACTCTCCATTATTTGTTGAGTTTTTAAGACAATATTACAAATCTTTAGAACATCAGTCTGGAACGGTTGATTTAGCTTCAAATATAAACAAGTATAAAAGTACAAGTGAATTCAACCCACTAAAATTGGTTGCGGCAACTGAATTAAGTAGTAATCTATTGACATATGACACCACTATAACAGTAGATAGTACAGATGGTTGGCCAGATACATATGGATTATTAAAAATTAATGATGAAATCATCACATATACTGGTATAACGACAAATACGTTTACTGGGTGTATCAGAGGATTTTCTGGAATTGATTCTATAGAATCTTTTGAAAATTCTGAATTTTTAAATTTTTCTAAAACTTCAGCAACTGAACATTCTTCCGGATCTGAGGTTATTAATTTAAGTAATTTATTTTTACTTAAATTCTATGAGAATTTTAAGTATGAGTTTTTCCTTGGATTTGAAAATAGAAATTTTGATGAAAATGTTTCGATAGAAAATGTACTTTTAAATGCAAGAAATTTTTATATTTCAAAAGGTACAGATTCTTCTTATAAATTTTTATTCAAAGTATTGTATGGAAGTGATATTGATGTAATAAAACCAAATGATTTTACATTAAAACCATCTTCAGATACTTTTTTTGTTACTAAAAATATTCTTGTAGAGAAAATTTCTGGAGCAGATCCAGTAAACACTAAAGGAAACTTTTTATTTCAAAATACTGGTATTTCAACCGCAACCGGTTCTATCTTTAATATAGAATTCAGACCAGTATCAGGTAAAAATTTATATGAAATTTCTTTAGATTCATCTTCCCTCTCTGGAACTTTTCGAGCTACAGGCCAAACAAAAATACTTGAAGATGTTCAAGTGGGAGCTAACAATATTATAGTTGATTCTACTGTTGGATTTGAAAAATCTGGAAAAATTTTAGTCAAACCCGAAAATTCAGACTTTATAGAAATTTTTTATACGGATAAAACTTCCACCCAATTTTTAGGAGTAACTGGTGTAACAAAAAAATTAAATTATGGGCTTTTCTTAGTAGAAGATAAATTTGCTTATAGTTATGTTGGATTTGGAAATACTTCTAAAGTAGAATTTAGAGTCGTAAATGTTATTCAAGATATTGATTATAAAACTACTAATAATCTAAGAGTAGGGGATAAAATTAAATTATCTTCTTTTGGTAAAAATTTATTGGATGATGTGAGATTTAATTCATGGATATACAATATTCCAACAAAACATGATGTTGAATTATCTGAACAACAAAGTTCAAATAAGTTTAGATTTACTCTATATGATAAAATATCTGCATATAACCAAGAGAAAATATTAGTTTTTGATGAAAACTCTAATTTTGTTCAGGCTGAAATTATAGGCATCGAGTTTCCTATTTCTGATCAGATTAAAAAATATTCCAATCAAATATTGGTGCAACTTACACAAGTAGGTATAAATGTAAATAAAATTAAATGTATACAAAAAACAATTAATAAATCAAATCACTATACTAATTATTTTCCTGATATTGTAAAATATCCTACTGGAGTTCAAAATAGTTATTTGGGTAAAGATAATAAGTATTTTTATGTGACTTCTTCGGGACTGCCAAATTATACAATTTACGTGACCGATGATAAAAGAACCGTACAAACGTTTGTACAATCAAATAGACCTGCAGAATTTCAAGGATTTACGTCAACTTTTTATGTTCCAAGTCATAACTATTCAAATGGTAATTTAATATTTTATAATACAAATAATTTTAATTCTTCTGGAATATCCACCGGTTACTACTATGTCACTTCTGTTGATCCAAACAATATAAAACTATCATTTAGTAAATCAGATATTTTTTCCAAGAAATATCTTGAAGCTAAATCAGGAATTTCTTCAGATACTATAGTTATTGGTGGATTCGCAAATAAAACTTTAAATCACCAAAAAATTCTTAAAAAGTTTCCATTTACTCCAACAAAAGTTTCTTCTGCTGACGATATTAGTAAGAGAACTACAAATAACAAACAAGTAGGTTTAATGGTAAACGGTGTTGAATTATTATCTTCAACATATTATGATGAAAATATTTTTTACGGACCTATAGATTCTATAGATGTTACTAATAAAGGAGTTGGATATGATGTTGTAAATCCTCCTACTATTGAAATTATAGATTCATCAGGACTCGGCGCAAAAGCTCATGCAAATCTATCAGGTAAAGTTGAAAAAATAAAAATAATCTCTCCAGGAATAGGATATCAATCTAAACCCAAAATTAATATTTTTGGTGGTAATGGAGCGGGTTGTTCATTAGAATCGAATTTAGTGAAATCAAGATTATCTTATGGATTTAAATCAGAAATAAATGTTGACGATACAAATAATATTATTTCGTTCTTAACAAATATTGCTTTTGAAGATGGGGAAGAGATAGTATATGATTCAAATACTAATTTAGACGTGCCTGGATTAGTAAATGGGTCATCTTATTATGTTGGAATAGTAAGTGATAGTAAAATTAAACTTTATACAACAAAAGAAGAATCTCTAAAGAAAATTAATGAAGTTAATATTATTGGAGTTAGTTCTGGATTTCATTATTTTAGTACCTTAAAAAGTAAAAATACAATAACCGAGATTTATGTTAAAGATCCTGGACAAGGATATTCAAACAGAAAAGTAAAAGTTTTATCGGTCTTATCATTTGATAATGATACTATTGGAATCAATACTTTTGATTCATATGTTTTTGCTCCAAATCACGGATTTTCAGATGTTGAACTTGTTACTTATTCTACTACGGGAACACCAATATCTGGACTCAATACTTCCCATTATTATTATATAAAAGTTTTAGATGAAAATAAATTTAAACTTTCTTTCGCTGGAGTTGGAATTTCCAGTTTAACCACTGATAATTATGTAAATAAAAAATATATTAAATTTGAGTCTCTTGGAGTCGGAACACATATTATTGGATACCCGCCTATAACAATAAGTGTAGAAGCTACTTCTTCTTTGGGATCCACATCTATAATTTCTCCGATCTTAAAACCGGTAGTTCTGGGACAAATAGAAGATATTTATTTGGAAACTGGTGGGGTTTCTTACGGATGCACAGATATAGTAAATTTTCATAGGAGACCTTTTGTAGGAGTATCTAGTATAAAATCTGAAGCTTCCTTGGTTCCTATTGTTGTTAATGGTAAAATTGTGGATGTTAAAATAACCAATGGTGGTAAAGGGTATAGGGAAGACTCTGATATTATCATTACAGGTGATGGAGATTTTGCTAAAATTGAACCAATTATTAATTCTGAAGGAAAATTAGTTCAAACCAATATAATTGATGGTGGAGTTGGATATGGCATATCAAATACAAGTATAAGACTGGAAAATAGAGGAAAGAGTGCAAAGTTTTTGGCAAATCTAAAACAATGGAAAGTTGATCAAGTAGTAAAATTTCAAAATTATACCAATGAAAACGATGATTCTATTCTTTTAGACCCTCAAAATCAAGAGTTAGGACTGCAAGTTTGTTCATACTACATTCCAAAAAAATTAAGATATCAACTTTCTGATAATTTTACTGCATCTAATAAAGAAACTTCAGGAGAACTGCGACATTCTCCTATATTTGGATATGCTTATGATGGAAACCCTATATATGGACCTTACGGATATGGAAATGCTTCTGGAGGAGCAATACGACAAATAAAAACTAGTTATGTATTAAAAGCGGTTACAGATCCAGATATTAGACCATCTAGTTTTCAAGCAGGATACTTTGTTAATGATTATGTGTATGATGGTTCTGGAGATCTTGATGAACATAATGGGAGATTTTGTGTAACTCCAGAATATCCTGATGGAGTTTATGCATATTTTTACAGTGTTGATATTGACATTTCTAAAGTAGCAAAAAATAGATATCCATATATTGTTGGACCAACATTTAATAATATACCATTAGAAGAAAACTTTTTACCAATATATAATCAAGGATATGACTTTTTTACAAATGAAGTCACAAGAAATGTAGGACCATACTATTTAAATTATTCAAGATCATCTTATGGACTCATAGATAATGTTTCCGATAATTATAAACAAGAATTTCAAATTACAAATTTAAATTCTGGAACAATACAAGACGTTTCAATATTTTCTCCTGGCCACAATTATAAAGTAAATGATTTGATTCTTCTGGATAATAAAGGTTCAGGTGGAACTGGAGCCAATATTGTAATATCAAAATTAAAGGGAAAGGAAATTAAAAATATCTCCGTACAATCGAAATCTTTTTCAAATGTAGTTTTTGTCCCCAAATATAATCAGATTGAAGCACAATTTGATACACCTCATCAATTTTATAATTTAGAACCAGTAACTATTTCTGGAGTTTCTACAATATCTGCAATTGAGTTAGAAGGTTTATATAAAATTAATGTTAATGATAAGGTAGTTCAATTAATAGAAAGTATTCCTACACAAGCAGTCACTGGAATATCTACTTTTATAAAAGTAAAAGATATTTCTGGTTTTTCTGTAAATGATTTTATTGGAATAGGAACAGAAACGTTGTTAATAACTGGAATTTCTCCACAAAGATCTGGATTCTTTGTGAACAGAATTTCCAATACGGGAGTTCATACTTCTGGAATAGATGATGTTGTTCTTCTTCCTAAGAAATTTACCTTTAAAACTGAAAATCCAATAGCTGGAGTCTTTATTCCCAATACAACTACATTTTTCGATCCAAAAGAATCTGTTGGAACAGGATTTTCTGGAATAACTAGGACTGTAGTTGGATTAGGAACCACTTCTTTTGAATCTAGATTCATACCTGCAAAATCAATTTATTTACCAAACCACAAATTCTACACAGGTCAACCCCTGACATATAATGCTGGACTTAGTGGAACACCCTTGTATATCAATAAGGTTGGTTCTGGAGTATCTTTTACTATTGTTAATAATCAAACAGTTTATGCTGTAAATCTAGGAAAAGATTACATAGGTATATCAACAGTTGGGTATACAACTTCTACAGGTATAGGTACAGATTTGGCCTGTGTAGAATTTTGGAACATAGACCAAGCTTTTGGAGTTGTTGGATCGGCACATTCACTTACAACTCAAAATCAAAATCTTACTGCTAGTGTAAACAGAGTTTCTGGAATTGTAACCACATCGGAAAACCATGGTCTATCTGTTGGTGACCAAGTTGAGTTTAAAATTCTAAGTACTTTAACTGAATCACATAAATTATTTTTTGATAAAATTAATAGAAAAGTTTTAATTGGACAATATACTTTTAATAATTCAAACGTTTCACTTTCAAATAATTCTATAAAAAATACTTCTTTCCGAAATATAAAAAATGGAACAAAAGTTGTTTATTTTGCTGATAATCCATTAGGTGGATTAACAAATGGAAGAGTATATTATATTTTTAAAAAAGATGTAGATATTATATCTTTTTGTGAATATGAAAGTGATATCTTCATTTCTAAAGAAATTGATATAACATCTCCTTCATCTGGAGGTTCACAATCAATAAAAATTATTAATCCACAAATAACTCCTTACAAGGGATCTATAATATCTTTTGATTTGTCTGATGCCTCACTATCTGATATGTCACTTGACTTTTATGTTGATAGCAATTTCACTAGAAAAATAGAATTTATTGGACTTTTTAACGATGGATTTGCTATTACGAGATCTGGAATTCCAGGACAAACAAACGCTTCAATAACTATTAACACAAATGTTAATGAGTTTCCAAAAGTTTTATATTATAAATTAAATCCAATAAGTCCATTAGATCAATCTAAAAATCAAATATCAACTGATGAAGAAGTAGTATCGTTCAATAAAATTACTGTAATCGAACATCAATTAAATACTAAAATTAATATAGATTTAATTAATAGTGACAATGCTTTTTCTTTTAATTCAGTAAAGAATTTAACTGATACTGAACTACAAATATTACCAAGTGCAAATATAAGTTATACCACTACATCTGAAAATGCAGATGGTCCTATTGAAGATGTAAAAGTTAATTTTGGTGGTAGAGGATATTTAAAATTACCAACTATTTCTAGGATTGTATCTGATTCCGGAAACAATGCTGTTCTTAAGTTAATATCCAATGATATTGGAAAAATTGAAACATTAACAAGAATAAAAGATGGATTTGATTATCCTACTGACCCAACTTTATCTGCACAATTATCCTCAATAATAGTTTGTGGAATAAAAAATATACGAACAATTGATAAAATAGAAATTTTAAATGCGGGTAAAAAATATAATACAGCTCCTGTTTTATTTGTAAAAAATGGTGGAAATATTGAATTAAAATCATCTATTAGTGGAGGGTCTATAGTTAAAGTTGATATTATAAAAAATTCCACATCTCTTAGTTCTCCATTAGAAATAATTCCAATTTATAATTCCAATGGATATGAAATAGATGCTTTCACTATATCTGGTAATGACGTAACGATAGAACTATTAAATACACCAATTTCATATCCATTAGTTAATATTGGATATGGATCAACTATAGTACAGTTTCCATTTTCAATTGGGGATAAAATTTTTATTGAAAAATGTACTCTAACTAGTCAAACTAGTGGACTAGCAAATTTTAATTCCTCATCATATGATTATACTTTCTTCACTGTTACTGGAGTAAGCACTTCAAATAATACCATAACTTATAGTATGTCTGGAATATCCACTGGAAGTTTCGGAACATATGATGATGAAAGAAGAGGTTACGTAATTAATAAAAAAGATATGGCTTCTTTTGAAATGGTCTTAAAAGACGATGTTACATATCAATCTTCTGAGAAGGTAGTTTCGCCTGGATTTAGTGGTAGAATAATGGAAAACGGGTGGGATGATAAATTAAATCAGATGAGAATTATCGATTCTTCTGGAACCTTTAAAATAGGAGATTCATTATTTGGAGAAACTTCAAAAATTACCGGTGTTGTTGAGTATCTTAGCTCTTTTGAACTAAATTCAACATTAGGTGCAATTAGAGATAAAGAAAATTCTTCAAATAACGATGGTATTTTAAATGAGTTTCAACAAAGAATTTCTGATAATTTTTATTATCAGAAGTTTTCTTATTCATTAAGAACTAATGTTCCATATTCAACATGGAGAGAATCTGTAAGATCAATCGTTCATCCATCTGGATTTCAAGAATTTTCAGATTATACTTTATATACTCAACCAACTTCTAATGAAGTTTTAGTAGGTATTTCAAAATCGGAAAATATGAAACCCAAATTATTGGGTTCAAGTTCATCACTCTTATTTAATATTGATAGTGAAGTTGATTTTGCATCAATAAAAAATTATGCACTAGTTTATGAAGATGATCTTTATCCAGATGGATCTACAGATAAAATTTTCTTTACTGAAGGAGTTGAGCTCAAACCATATATTTTAAATGAAACAAACAAAGTATTAAGAATAGATGATATTAGCCCAGAATTTACTGGTACTACGGAAGTATATTTAAATGGTAGATATGCCGATGCTGCTTCTCTCTTAGAATTGAATAATGAATTTATTCAACAAGAAGTTCTGTCCTTTGTTCAATTTAATTATCCTAATATTGGATTAAGCACAACATATAATGTTAGTTACATAGTTGACGCTGTAACACATGATCTAAAATATAACTCCAATAATTTATCCGTAGAAGCTGGACTTTCTTATTGGAATGCCGGATATTCATATACTTCAGCTGAAACTGATCGAATTTTATTTGCTTATAATTATGTTAAATTTATTGGTCAATATATAATCAATAATCAAACTCCCCCAACACTGTATCAAACTGCTGTTGCACAAAAATTTAATTTTGAAATTATTCAAGATCCATTAAATGTTACATCTACAAAATTTAAAAATGCTCGCAATTTAATTTTACTCAATAAGAGAGAAATTCAAGACAGATCTTTATCGGCAGTTGCGGTTGGATTCCCAACAGGATTTTATTTCCCAGGAGATAGTCAAACTAATTCTAGATCACGATATTATCGTGCGTACCAATTGATACAAATTAATAGAACTGAAATTGTCAACACTGCATGGAATAATACAGTTGCAGTTTATCCAGCAATAGCTGCTACTGAAGTTTCCTGTAAACGAGATTTAGGATATTTGGTTGATGCTATCTCCCTTGATCTATTCACGGGCGGAAATGCTTATTCTCGTCTATTTGTATTAAAATATTTTGATAACGGATTGCCCATTGTAAACGGATTAGTGGGTGAGGTAGCTGAATCTACATTTGCATTCGGTCAAGCTCAGACTTTAATGAGAACTGCAGTTACAAATGGATTAACCTTAAAAAATTTAAACTCTACTCCTGGACCAACAATTTTTGGAGGTGGGGGTGGAAACGTAGCAATAACCTCAACCGCAGCTTGCACAGATGTACAAAATACCATTATAAGTTTGGTTGGAATAGTTAGTACTATTATTTCTGTTGGATCGACAGCAACTCTTCCCATCGCAAATCCTGGAACATATAATACAGGTGGACTAAAATGTTTTAGAGATCTTGGATATATTATAGATGGTGTTGCTCAAGATATTTCCTACGGTACTAATCAACACACAATTTATAATACTAAAAAATATTTTAATGGTGCTGGTGTTGCATTGACCAATGGATTAGTTGGAGAAGAATCTCAATCAATATTGGTGTTTGAAACTTCCAAATATTTTATGAAGCAAGCGATTACAAATCAGTTGTATGCAAGAAATTTGACTATAGAACCAGATCCTTTAACTGGGGTCAATACAACTACTAATTCATACTTAGATATCCAGACGAATATTAATACTCTAGTTGGTATTTTAACGGTTGCTATAGGTAATAGTAGTCTTTCTGGTATTCCAACTGAAAATTATGGAACAACTGATTGTGCTGATGTTAGAACTTCTTTAGGAAACTATGTAGGAATTATAACAACTATTATTGGATTAGGTACATCTTTTGCTCCAACTATGACATATCCGTCACTTACATTGGGTGGTGGAATAGTTGGACTTACTACCTTTAAACTGAAAAATAAAGGAACAAGTCTTTTTAAACATGTTTTTAATTCTGCATCTGAAAATGTAATTTCTCTTTCTAGTAATACACTGACTATTTTTAATCATAATTATCAAACAGGTCAAGAACTTGATTATAATTTCTCTGACGGAAGTCCAATAGGAATAGCTACAACTTCTTATGTTGGATCTGGTGCTACGGTGTTAATGCAAGTGCATAAACTAACAGGTACTGCAATTTTTGAAAATGGATATTCCGTTGCTATAACAACTTCAGTTACAGGAGTTTCTACAGTATTATCTCCAGTTGGACCAACTTCTAAACTGTATTTACAAGCTGTAGGACTAGGTACTGCTGGAATTGGAACTAATGCAAGATTTAATATACTTATAAATTATAATTCATCAACCGGACAACCAATTTCAACATCAGTCATATTGATGGAAGGTGGAAGAAGTTATTCTGTTGGACAAACCGTTTCTATCGCTGGAACTTATCTCGGTGGAGTGACACCAACAAACGATTTAACTTTTAAAATATCTTCAGTAGGACCTACAGGTATTCAAACTAGAGCAAATGAAACATACTTAAATGTTCCTTCTACAGATACAAATGGAGCAATTTTCAATGTAACGAGAAATGGTTCTGGATATGTATCAGTAGTTGATGTTGTCCAAGGCGGTGTGGGATATGCCACAACCTCTATAGTATCTATAGCCGGAACTTACCTGGGTGGATCAAGTTTTGATTTTGTAAGTTTCTCTCCGGCCGTTCTTGGATCAAAAATATTACCTAAAACTGTATTTGTATATAAGTTAAGTGATAATCAGTTTGGATTGCTTGGATTATCTACTAGTTCAACATTTTTAAATATAACTCAGTTAGGAATTGGATCACATAGTTTGAGTCTTAAAAATCCTAATGCAAATGCATTTATATCAATTGATAATATTGTTCAACCACCTTTATCTAGAACTTCATTAATTATTGGACTATCATCAGCAGTTTCTACTGCAACAACTACAATCTTAAATATTTCTTCAGGAATAACATCTGTAGTTGTTGGTGATGTTATTGCATTAAATAATGAATATTTAAATGTAAAAAATGTTTTATTAAGTCAAAATAAACTTGATGTAGAAAGAGGTTCTTTTGGATCTACTATTGGAATACACAGTGTTGGTATAGCTGGAACTGTATTTAAAGGTAAATTTAATATAGTTGGAGATACTATAATTTTTGCTACTGCACCATATGGACTAACTGGTCCAACAGGAGTTCAGACGGGATCATCATTCTCTGGAAGAGTTTTTTCCAGACAAATTAATGCGAATGAACCAAGAGATAAAAATATTATACTAGATGATATTTCAAATTCATTCACTGGTATAGCTGCAACTCAGTTTACTGTAAAGGTTGATGGTAACACGACCACGACATTATTTAATAATGTTAATAATAGTAGTAATATCAGCAATAATCCATTAATTTTTATCAATGGTGTTTTTCAAACTCCATCAGTTGATGTAACAGTTGAAAATTCAATAACTAACTCCTTGGCATTTCTAAGTGGAACTCCATCAGCAGGAAGAATTTCTGTAGTTTCGATAAGTACTTCTTTTGGATATCAACCAAGGTTAGTAGCATCAGCTGATGCAATAGTTTCTGCTGCCGGAACAATATCATCAATTGTTGTTAATGGTGGTGGTTCAGGGTATAGAAATGCTCCGCCAGTCAGTTTAGCTTCTACGATTGGGTATGGAGCAAGTTTGGTAGCATTTGTCGGTACAAGTGGAACAACTTTGGGAATTGTTACTTCTATAAAAGTTGTTACGCCTGGAATTGGATACACTATAACCTCGCCACCAACCGTTGTAATTGGAATACCTACTGGATATAGTAATCTTGGTTTAGCGTACACTGGAGGAACATCTGGCGTGGGCCAGCAAGCTAAAATAACAGTAGAGGTTGGTTCTGGATCGAGTATTATTGACTTCAAATTTGATAATCCTGGAATTGGTTATAAAGTTGGCGATAAATTAAAAGTGGTTGGGATACCAACGGTTCATAGTGGACCGTTAACAGAATTTGTTTTAACGGTAGATGTAGTAGAAACCGACTCATTTAGTGGATTTTATCCGGGTCAATTTATTAAATTCAATGATATCAGCAATTCTTTTAATGGATTTAGAAAGAAATTTACCCTAAGCACAGAAATTAATGGAGTGACTGAAATTATTAATTTAAGAACTCCAACTGGAAGTGATTTAGATATAACAAACAATATATTCATATTCTTAAATGATATTTTACAAGATCCTACGTATTCTTATACGTTTAGAGGTAGTAGAGTTATCTTTACTGAAGCACCGATAGCCGGATCAAAGTGTACCATTTTATATTACAGAGGATCTTCTGTAGATGTAAGTGAAATAACTCCACCGAAAACTATAAAAGAAGGTGATACTGTTACTATTCAAGAAAGTGCAACTGATATTTTTGATATACAACAATTTGATAGAGTTGTAAAAACTTTAACTTCTTCGGACCAGTTGGATACTTTCATTTATTCTAGTATTGGAATTGATGATGATGTTTCTAAATTTAGACCATTGACATGGAAAAAACAAAAACAAGATAGAATCATTTCTGGCACGTTGTTCTCTAAATCTAGACCTAGTGTACAAGCTAATATTTTTCCAAACGCGCATATAATTAAAAAAATAGAGGCTTCAGATGATGTAATTTATGTTGATAATGCTTTTCCACTATTTTCCGATCTTGATCAACTAAATGAAAATATTAGAGACATATTTATTACAGAAAATAGAACCGTAATAGATTCTATTGGTCAAGCAACAGTTTCGGGAGCATCAACAGTATCTTCAATAATTATTGCAAATGCTGGAGTTGGTTATGCAAATACTTTATCTCCCAAAGTTAGAATATCTACATCTTCTATAAAGAAAAAAGACCCAATATATAATTGGAAATATGTGAATATCAGCGGAATAACTAGTTCATCTGTATTTAATAATATATCATACGGAAATCAATTTGTAGCAGTGGGAAATAGTTCTTTATTTGCTTATAGTTTTGATGGTCAACTTTGGACTACTGGTAATGTTGGAGTTGGAAGCACTGTTAATTTGAAGTCTGTTAAAAAAGTTAGTATCGGATCCTCTGATATCATCTTAACAGTTGGTACTAAGGCAAAAATAGCTCAAGCTGTTGGATATAGTTCTACAATAACTTCTTGGGATCAAATTCCTTGTTTTGAAGAAATTACTCTAGTTGGAGTTGGTGTTATCGGCTATAATCCAACAACTTATAATGGGTCATTTAATTCTATAACTTATGGAAGTAATGGTTGGGTTGTAGTTGGAACAGGTGGATCTATATTTACTTCTTCTGGAATAATAACTTCAAGATTTGTAAGTAGATATTCCGGAGTTAATCAAGATTTGAATTCTATTGCTTATGGTAATCAGTATTTTGTCGCAGTTGGTAGTAATGGAACAGTTATTTCCTCTGATAATGGAACTTCTTGGGAAATTAACCAAAGTGGAGTACCATCATTCCAAAAATATAACGAAGTAATATTTGATGGAAGTAAATTTGTAGTTGTTGGTAATAATGGTACGATATTAAAATCTATCAATCGTACTCAATATCAAGTAGTTTCTAATAATATCAATTCTTCTGAAAATATTATAGACATAACTTACTTTGATGGGTTATATGTTGGTATTACTTCTGTAAATAAGATGTATTATTCTTTTGATCTTCAAAATTGGACTTATAGAAATACTTTGCAATCAAACCAACTTAATGATGCTTTATTTGCAAATAGTTTAGGTTTGGATGGCACATTTGTTGCTGTTGGGGCTGCTGGAACAATTATAACATCGACTCCTGTTTATCACGGAGCTACTGCTCAATCCGTAGTAACTAATGGTCAAGTATCATCTATTAATATAACAGATGGGGGATTTGGATATTTTAATTATGATATTCCAAGCGTTATAATAGAGTCTGAAATTTTTAAAAAAGAATTAATAAGGTCATTTAAGGTAAAAGGTGATTATGGAAACATCATCGGAGTAACTACTTTCTTAGCCGGAACACCAGGTATAGGAACAACTTCGCCAAAAATAGACTTTAGATTAAAATCTGAGACTTATGACAATAGTACTCTCGGTATTGGATATTCATCTCCAAATACTTTTGGTGTGACTGCATCTCAACTTCAAAAAGGAGATTATTTTGTTATTAGTCAAAGTAATGTTCAAACAGATGGAAGTTTAATAGGAATATCTACATTATTGGGCGGAATGAGTAACTATCCAAATTCTAAAATTGGAATAGCAACTAATTTCTTAGATGGAGTTTATATTGTTGAAAATGTAACAACTCCTTTTGCAGGAATAGTAACAGTTACTTGTCATTTTGCGCCAGATTCTGGAACATCAGTTTCAGTTTCCGATAGAGGAACTTATGATTCTAATACTTCAACTTTCTCTGGCATTAATACTAATGGTTTTTACGGGAGATATAGTTGGTCTAAACTTTATGATTTCCAAAATAGGTCACTATCTTTAGGTGGATCAAAATCTTTTGATGTGTATACAGATAATGGATTAACCGGTTTATCGACTTCTCCTAGGGTTATCAGAACAAGACCCAATTTAAGTAACTAAATAAAAAAAAGTCTAATTAAAAAATGCCTGCCATCATATCTGATCAGTTTAGAATCCTAAATGCAGAAAATTTTGTAAAGAGTGTCTCTGGTGTTGGAGATACTAGTAATAAATATTATACTTTTATTGGGTTGCCAAATTCTACTAGTGTTCAATCTGGTGGATCTCCAATCTGGATTAATAATACCCCTTCTCCACTAGATGGATTTAGAGAGGAAAATCAGATAAAAGAAAGTATTATTGCAATGAAACAAATTACTAGTCAAGATGTACGAAGACTGGTAAGAAAAGTTCAGTGGGTAAGTGGTAACACATATGAAATGTACAGACATGATTATAATGTATATAATCCCACCCCAGTAACTGGTAATACTAGTTTATATGAAGCAAATTATTATGTTGTTAATGAAGATCTTAGAGTTTATGTTTGTTTACAAAATGGAACAGATCCAGAAAATCCAAAAGGAAGGCCTTCTTATGATCAACCAACATTTATTGATCTTGAACCAAGAGCCTCGGGATCAAGTGGAGACGGATATCTTTGGAAATATGTTTATACGATAAAACCATCGGAAATAATAAAATTTGAGTCCATAGAGTATATACCAGTTCCAGAAGATTGGGGAGTGACCGGAGAAAGTATTTCTACTAAAAATAATTCCATAGATGGAAAAATTGAAGTTATTTTAATTTCTAATAGAGGAAGTAATTATCAACCAATTTCCACTTCATTTTCCAATGTACCAATACTAGGCGATGGAACGGATGGAAAGGCGACGATTACTATCGATTCTTTTGGAAAAGTTTCTGAAATTTTCGTTACAGAAGGTGGGAAAGATTATACTTATGGAACTATAGAATTTTTTCCTGGAGCTCCCGGAAGTGATATTAATGGACCTTTAGGTAAGTTAAGTAATACTGGTATTGGAACAACATCGAAAGCATCTTTTAATGTCGTTATTCCTCCTAAAGGTGGTCATGGGTATAATATTTACAGAGAATTAGGAGCTTATAGAGTTTTACTCTACTCTAGATATGAAACTTTAGATGCAAATCCAGATATCATTATTGGAAATGATTTTGCTAGAGTGGGAATAATGAGAAATCCTACTGTTGTTAATAGTGACGTAGAAGTTCTTAATGCCTCCTTAGTTAGTGGACTTAAAGGATTGAAATTAGCTGGAGTAACAACAAATACAACTTATGCTGTAGATTCTATTATTAAACAAACTGTTGGGTTAGGTTCTACCGCTATAGGATATGTTGCGTCTTGGGATCCAATCACAGGAGTATTGAAATACTATCAACCAACTGGATTAGCATCGAGTGAATCTGGATATAAAATTATTCCTTTTACATCAACACCTGTTGCTGGATATGGAATAACTATCAACTGTAATTCTATTATTGGACCAGCTTTATCTATAGATACTGGATTTATAGGTATTACTACCACAATAAATAATAGAATATATCAGTTAGGTCTGAACTTTGTTTCCGGAATTTCTTCAGCAGAATATAACGTAAAGTCCGGAGAAATAATATACATAGATAACAGGGCCCCAATTCCAAGATCTGCAAATCAAAAGGAAGATATCAAAGTTATACTGGAGTTCTAAAATAAAATGGCACAAAATACCAATCTTAACACATCTCCATATTTTGATGACTTTGATTCAAAAAAGAATTATCAAAAGGTATTATTTAAGCCAGGAACTCCCATACAAGCAAGAGAGTTAACAACTTTACAAACTATCTTACAAGATCAGGTTGAAAAATTTGGAAAACATTTTCTCAAAGAAGGTGCGGTTGTTATTCCGGGAAACATTGCTTACGATTCTCAATATACTTCTGTTCAGATAGATCCAAGTCATCTAGGACTTCCCGTATCAACTTATATTTCGTTTTTTACCGGTAAACAAATAAAAGGAGCTACTAGTGGCGTAACAGCAAAAGTAGAAAAAATAATAACAGATTCTGAATCAGAAAATAATAATTATACTTTGTACATAAAATATCAAAGTTCTGGAGAAGGAAGCTTTTCAACTTCAGTATTTCAAAATGGTGAAGATTTAGTATCAATTGAAACTATTGATTATGGTCTTGGCAGTATAAGACAAGATTCAACTTTTGCTACATGTATCATTAATAATTCTTCAACCATTGGATCTGCAGCCAAAATAGAGACGGGAGTTTATTTTATCAGAGGATTTTTTGTAGATGTTTTCGCAGAAACTTTAATATTAGATCAGTATAGTAATACACCTTCTTATCGTATAGGACTTAATATTAATGAACAAATATCAGTAGCATCACAAAATAATCAAGATCTTTTTGATAATGCTAGAGGGTTCTCTAATTTTGCTGCTCCTGGAGCGGATAGATTAAAAATATCTGTAAATTTGGCTAAAAAATCGTTAAATGATTTTAATGATGAAAGTTTTATAGAACTGATGCGAGTTGAAAATGGATTTTTATCTAGATTTGTAAAAAAAGTAGAATTAGACAAGTTAATTACTGATATATTAGCTAGAAGAACATATGATGAATCTGGAGATTATTATATAAAACCATTTGCGGTCGCAGCTAAAGAAGCACTAAACAATGGAATTGGTAATAACGGAGTATTTAATTTTACTCAACTAACTACACAAGGGAATATTCCAAGTGATGATCTGTTTAATTTACAAATATCTCCAGGTAAAGCCTACGTTAGGGGATATGAAGTAGAAACTATTAGTACAATTAACTTAGATGTTGATAAACCCAGAACTACGGCTTCAAATGACAATACTTCGATAACTATAAATTTAGGAAATCAATTAGAATTAAATAATGTATTTGGAACCACTAATGTTGGTTTTGGTACTACAAGTCAAGTAAGATTATTTTCAAATCGTACTAGTACTCAAGGGACAGCTTCTGGAATTCAAGTTGGTGTAGCAAGAATTTATGATTTAAAACTTAAAAATTCTTCATATACTAATAATGGATCAGTTTTTGAAACAGTTTTGTATGATATTCAAACTTATACATACTTAAATTTAAACACAACCATTACTCTGTCTACACCTGCATATATTGAAGGTAAAAATAGTGGAGCAACAGGATTTTTAGCTAAAAATGCCTCAAATACTAATGAATTAGTTCTTTATCAAACTACTGGAAAGTTTTCACTACAAGAAGCTATAATAATAAATCGTGTAGAAAACACCAGGATTATTAGTAAAGTAAATGATTATTCAATATCCGATGTGCATCAGATAGCTGGCACTGGATTATCTGGTAATATATTTACTGCAGACCCAATTTTAAATCAAAATATTTTATTAGCACCAGTAACCTCTGGATTTACTATATCTACAGCTAATTCTGGAATAAGTACCATCACAACTTCCAATATAAATTTTGGTATAGGAATTCAAACCGGAGATATAATTTCTTACACTAAACCCGGTGAAATTTTACCAACATACAATAGAGTAACTACTGTAAATGCTTCATCTAGGTCTATAATAGTTGAAGCAACCACTAATGTTGTTAATGTTTGTTCTGGAACTCTTCCAACTGGTCAGATAACCTCTAATGAAGTTTTTAAAGTAGTTTCAAGAATATTAAATTCTAGAGAAGCTTACTTGTATGAAAGATTAGAGCATAGAAATATATCATCAGTAGATCTTAGTTCTGGAAATTTAATTTTTAGAAAATCATATCCAGTAACAATATCATCAAACAGTTTTACTATAACTTTAGAATCGGATACTACTATAACGGCGGAACCTTTTGATGAAGAAGATTATACAATAGTTTATGCTAATGGTACAATTGAACCATTAGATGAAACTAAATTCACAATTACTGCTGGCAGAACTGTAACTTTTGTTGACTTAAGTGTGGCTAGTGGATCTGCAACATTAATAGCGACACTCAAAAAACAAAATTTAAAACCAAGAAGAAAAATTCATAAAAGGGCTGGAATTTTAGATATTAGTAGATCTTCATTAGTTGCTTCTGGAGTAGGAAACACTTCTTTAAATGATGGGTTAACCTACAGTCCCATTTACGGTACAAGAGTGCAGGATGATAAAATTTCTCTACAAGTACCAGATGCAACAGAAATTATTGGTATTTTTGAATCTAACGATACAAATGAACCAGATCTACCTAAATTACAAATAAAAAATTTAAATACCAATATTTTAAATACAGTAACTGGTGAAATTATATATGGATCCTCTAGTAATGCTAGGGCAATGTTGGTTTTAAATAATGGTAGTAATCGCGTTGACTTTGTTTATGTTAATGAAAATACTTTTATAAAAGATGAAAGAGTAACATTTTTAGAATCAAACTTAACTGCAAACGTTGACTATGCAATAGAAGGAGATAGAAATATTGCAAATGATTTTGAATTTAATTCTGGTCAAGAAAAAGACATCATAAATTATTCTTATATTGAAAGAAAATCTTCGGCAACTTCTCCATCTAAGAAATTAAAAATAGTATATAATTATTATTATATTAATCCCTCTGATGAAGGTGATTTAGTCGTAGCAAATTCGTATGATAGTAATAGGTTTACAAATGATACGATAGTTTTTGATGGGAATAATACCACAGATTTGATTGATTTACGTCCAAGAGTTATCCCATACAATCCAATTACGGCTACTTTTTCTCCTTTTGAGTGGAGTGCTAGAACTTTTTCTAATCCCACAAACTCTTCTTCATATATTTTAGCTAAAAATAAAAATTTAAATTTATCTTATAAGTATTATCTAGGTAGAATTGATAGGCTTTATATAGATAGAACGGGACAATTTGTATTAACAAAAGGAGTCCCTTCTGTAACACCAGTAACTCCAGATCCAGTTGATGGAAGTATGGAAGTTGCTACAATAACTCTACCTCCATATGTTTATAATATTGAACAAATTAAAATTAAGTTAGTAAGTCACAAGAGATATAGAATGAAAGATATATCTCTATTGGAAGATAGATTAAAAAATGTAGAATATTATAGTTCATTAAGTCTTTTGGAAAGTGAAACAAGAAACTTAGTCATAAGAGATGCTACTACAGGACTAGATAGATTTAAATCTGGATTTTTGGTAGATAATTTTAAATCTAATCTTTCCGGATCTTTAGGAGACCCTCTTCATAGATGTAGTATAGATACTACTGAAGGTGTGGTGAGACCTCAACATTATACAAGTTCTATAGATTTATTACTTGGATCTGAAGCAGTTGTGGGGACCGCAAATACTTCTAATCCAAATGCAGATTTGAGATTTGTTAGTGATTTAGGATCACCAAATTCAGTTAAAGTGGGAGACGTTGTTTGTTTAAAATATACCGACGTTGTTTGGTTGCAAAATAGGTTTGCTACCAAATCTGAAAATGTAAATCCGTTTAATGTAGTTAACTGGATTGGTGTAATTGAACTAAATCCTGCAACAGATACTTGGATTGAAACAAGAAGAAGTAGAAGAGATATAGATTTGGAAGGTAGTTATAGCAGCGCAGTTCAACAACTTGGAGTAGATACAAATACAGGTCTTTCTCCGACCGATTGGGCATCTTGGGAAACTAGTTGGACGGGTACAACTACAACAAATACTGCATTTATAGGTAGAATTCAAACCGGAACTGACACTAGATCCAGTACTACTACCACAGGATCTTTTCAACATGGAAGAGGTATTCCAATTACTACTGCAACAACACTAAGAGATAATTTTATCAATTTTAATAATGTAACCACTTTAACTACTTCAAATCAAAGTAGACAGGGAATTCAATATAGGGTTGGTCAACGAATTGATACCACCAATCTTGGAGATAGAGTAGTATCAACAGATATTATTCATAGAATGCGTTCTAGAAATATAGAATTTATTGGTAGAAGATTAAAACCAAGAACTAGATTATATGCATTCTTTGATAATGTAGCGATAACAAATTACATAACTCCAAAATTAGTAGAAATACAAATGCAAAGTGGAACTTTTTCTCTAGGAGAAACAGTTTCAGGAACTTTAGGTACTGTTTCTATAAGATTTAGATTAGCTAAGTTGAATCATAAGTATGGACCATATAATAACCCAACACAAATATTCGTAACAAATCCATATAACATTAGTGAAACCATTCCAACTTCGTATTCCAGCACTTCTTCTTTACTTAATGTAGATACTGCAAGTTTAGAATTGCAAGCTGCATCTGGATTTTATGGTTATATTGTAAATGGAATGCAACTTCGCGGTGAAACAAGTGGCGCTATTGCTAGAGTTAGTAATTTAAGACTTGTTAGTGATGAGGCTGGAACTCTTATTGGATCTTTCTATATTCCTGATTCAACTCTACCATCTACGCCTTCCTTTGAAACAGGCACAAAAACTTTTGTACTAACTACAAGCGAACAGAATAGAACCGTTGGTGGTACAAGTGAAAGTACTGGAGAAGCAACTTATACAGCAGCAGGAACTATTAATAATGTTGAAGAATCTACTCTTAGAATTAGAAATGCAACCATTGAAAGAGTACCAAGAACTGAATCCAGAACTACGAGGGAAAGTGAAACTAATACAGTTGCATCTACTTCATTTACAGATAGGACAGTAAGACAAACTAGATGGGTTGATCCATTAGCTCAATCATTTGAAGTTACTGATAGACCTGGTATTTTTATTTCAAAAGTGGACATATTTTTCAGAACTAAAGATCAGAGAAACTTACCTGTCACAATACAAGTCAGAACGATGCAGACTGGTTTGCCTACGCAAGAAATTCTTCCTTTTGGGGAAGTAATACTTGATCCAGCTCAGGTAAATATTTCTGCTGATGGTTTGACTCCAACCACATTTACGTTCCCATCTCCAGTTTATTGTGAAGGTGGTCAAGCATATTGTGTTGTTTTACTTTCAGCTTCAGATGAATATACTGTTTGGATTTCCCGAATGGGCGAACAGGATATTACAACTATTAATAGAGTTGAGTCTGAGAGAGTTGTAGTTTCTCAACAACCATTGTTGGGATCTCTATTTAAATCTCAAAATGGAGCTACTTGGGATCCAAGTCAACTTGAAGATCTTAAGTTAACAATCTATAGAAGTGAGTTTTATAGAGGAACTTCAACAATAAGATTCTATAATCCAGAGTTAAACATTGGAAATAGACAAATTGCAACTTTAAGACCAAATCCACTTGACACTATTTCCAGATCTATAGTAGTTGGTATTGCAAGAAGTCTTACTTCTGCAGAACAAACTGCTTTGGTTCCAGGAATAACAATTTTACAAAATAATAATACAAAATTCACATCTAAAATTAAAAATCTTAGTGGAGCCATTGGGATAGGAAGTACATTAGCAATTACAAATGTTGGAACAGCGTTTACTTCATCTTCTAGAACTTATTCAAATGTAGATGTTGTGGCTTTAAGTGGAGATGGTGTTGGAGCAAAAGTAAATCTAACAATTAATGGTGGAGTTGCTGTAGCTGCTACAGTTTCTATTGGAGGAACTGGATATTCTTATGGAGATGCTTTAACAATTGATTTTTCTGATACTGATAATAGAGGTAAGAATTTAATTCTTACAATTCCTAACAATATTGGTATAATATCTGCATTCAACTCTTTAGTATTAGATCGTGTTCAAGGTAATATAAATGAAAATTCCACAGATTCATTATATTATGTTGGAAGTGCTGGTACAACTAATTTATCTGGAGCTACAGTAAGATATTCAAATGTGAAATCTGACGGGCTTCACTTCAGGGTTTCTCATAATAATCATGGTATGTATTCTGATAATGATTATGTAACATTAAGCGGAATTGAACCCGATGTAAGACCTGTTACATTGACTTCTACAATCTCACCATCTTCAACTGACGCAATTGTAGTAAGTTCCGTTGGAATACTTACAACTTTTGAAAATATTGTTGTAAGTAATTTAAATCCTGGATATATTTTAGTAGAAGATGAAATCATCAGATATACTGGAGTTGTTACATCAACAAGTTCGCTTATTGGAATTCAGAGAAATGTTGGAGGAACTATTTCTGGATCTTATTCCAGTGGAAATCTAGTTTACAAATATGAACTATCTGGAGTTTCATTGAACAGAATAAATAAAACTCATAATTTAGCTGATGCAGATCAATCTAAATATCCAAATGATCTTGATTACTATTATATTAAGATAAACAATGGCGGAATAGCTGGTGTAGCAATTACTGATAGATCTTCTTCAAATCCAAATTCTTTCCCAGAATTGTATTTCGCTTCTAGTAGGTCTTGTGGTTCCTACGATACTGTTCCTTTAATTAATTCTAGAAGAAGTCCAAAAGCTACCCAAAATATTCCATTTAATGCAATTAGGCCAAATATTCAATTGATGTTACCATCAGGAACTTCAATTTCTGCTAGAGCAAGAACATTCTCTGGATCTACTCCAGATTCCTCCTTAACTTCTTTCTTAGATCAAGGATTTGAAACTGTAGCTATAAATGAAACAAATTATTTTGATTCTCCAAGAATTATTGCTTCAAAAGTGAATGAAACTGCATACCTATCCAATTTCCCTGGTTCAAAATCATTTACTTTAGAAATTGATATGATAACCAATAATTCTTTGGTTTCGCCAGTTATAGATTTGGATAGAGTTAATTTGATTACTACGGGAAACAGAATTAATTCTAAAGTTACAAACTATGCATCAGATTTCAGGGTAAATACATCATCCTCTGATCCAACAGCAGCAATTTATTCAAGTAAGATAGTTACTCTAGAACGATCTTCGGACAATCTCAAAGTACTATTTGATGCATATAGACATTCAACAAACGATATAAGAGTATTGTATAGACTGTTTAGGTCTGATCAAAATTCAAGTCCTTTATGGGAATTATTCCCAGGTTATACTAATCTAGATGTTAATAATAATGTAATCAATTCTTCACTTAATAATGGTTTGTCGGATACTAATGTTTTATCATCAAATGCTCTTGGAGATTTTGGATCTTATGAATATAATGTTAAAAATTTACCACAGTTCCAAGGATTCCAAATTAAAATATTGATGACAGGAAGTAATTCATCATATGTACCATTGATAAGAGACTTTAGAGCCATAGCAACAATATAAAATGAATTTGATACCAATAGAAAATAACCATTCTCTTTACAGAGATATTGAATCAGGAGCAGTTTTGAACTGTTCCTCATCTGATTATGAGTCATATTTGCAACATAAAAAATTATTACTTGAAAAACAAGATGAAATTCAGTCATTAAAAAATGAAGTAAGTGAAATAAAAGATATGATGAGACTCATTCTTTCTAAACTAGACTCCAACTCATAAATACTTAGAAAACGGGTTCCTATAATGGCGGCAAGGAATGTAAACTTAGTTCTTGAACAAGGGGTTGATTTTCAAGCCACCTTTACGATCAGGAACACAAATAATGCACCATTAAATTTGACTGGGTATACGGGCATTTCTTCAATTAGAAAACACCCAACTTCTTCCACTGCATATCCATTACTATTGACTTTTCCTGATAGAATAAATGGAAAAATTACCGTTTCCATGGGATATACTGCAACTGATGCAATTGAAGGGGGTCGTTATGTCTATGATGTTATTTTAATTTCTCCAAATTCTTATAAAACAAGAGCTGTTCAAGGAAATGTTCTAGTAACACCAGGGGTATCATAATGACAGATTACTTAGTAACTTTAAACGAACCTGGACCATTTAGAATTGGTGTAGACTATGAAATTCCTACAAAATCCATTCAGTATGGAAATTTAATACTAGACAATATAAACTCTCAATTTACTGGAGTTGCTCATACATTTGGGTTGAATTATAGTTCAAATTATTACGTACCTATCAATGATCAACAATTGATTGTGGTAAAAAATAATCTTGTAATGGAGCCTATTGAAGATTATACCGTTTCTACAAATAATATAATTTTTACTATAGCTCCAAATCCTGGAGACGATGTTTTTATCATAGCTCTTGCGACAACTGCAGATTTAACAAGAACCATTAATTATGTAATTGATAGTGGTTCTATTTCTATGATTGCTGGAAATAAAGGTTCTTTAACTCTAGATGTGAGTGGGATTATTGAATCTTTAGTGATTTTATCAGATCAAGAGGGTGATCTTACTTTAGACATAAAAAAATCAAATTATAGCACATTTCCAACTTTTCATTCAATAGTTGGTCCAGCTTATCCACAGATGACAAATTCTAGAAAAGTTCGTGATGATAATTTAATAGGTTGGCATACTGCAGTAGTTGCTGGAGATATTTTAACTTTTGATGTGATTGCTGTAAATAACATCAATCGTTTCTTAGTTTCTTTAAAATTAAAATTATAAATAAAGATAGTTATTAAAAAATCATAACCTGTAGGGGAGTTGTTTAAATGGCACTATTAGTTCCAAATATTGGAGAACTTGAGTCACTCAGATACTTGGTTGCAAACAACAACCACACTGCAAGTCTTGCTGACCAGTCTCCCAGAAACCTAGTTTTAAAACTTTTTACAAGTAACACGACTCCAGTAGAGTCAGATGTTCCTTCTGAAACTGCATATTATGAACCATATGGTATTGGTAATACTAATGCCTATGGATTTGCTCCATATACAGGTTATCCATATTGTGTAAATAATAGAAATGATCAAAGTTACACATCACAAACTGGAATTCTTCTTAATGGATCGCGTTGGAGAATTAATCAAGTAGGTTCTGGTACAACCGCTACATATCCAGAACAAACCTTTACATTTACTGGAGATGCTGGTGATATCTACGGTTATCATGTGACTCGCGCAAATAATATGCCTATCGCTGTCCAAGGTAAAGTTCACTATGCGTCAGTTGGTATCGGAACTACAGTTACCAAGGGAAGTGCGGTTGATCCATGCATTGGAGTCGTTGGTAACTCCTATATTACTATTGACCCAGATATCACTGTAGATGATCTCACTTTAGGAATGCTTGTTAAGGGAAATGCTGGAGTCCAAACAGGAACTAAAGTTATTGGAGTTGATAGGGCATTAAAAGTGGTTTATTTAGATAAACCTCTTATTGACAACATTCAGGTTGCAACTGATCCAAGTGTAGAGTTTAGTTTTGGAAAAATTACAGCAGCTGGTCACCAACTAGTTGCTGGGGATATCCTATATATTGCAGCTGGAGCTGGAAATACAACTCATTCATCTAATGTATATACAGTATTCTCTGTTCCAAATGCAAATGAATTCTTTACAACTCCTTCTATCAATCCAACATTAAATACGGTTGTTGGTTTAAATACCGCAACTCTTTATAGTTCTATAATGTATGCTGAAAGATTTACAAATGGTCCTTACGCAATTCAAAATAACGGAGACCAAATCAAGATTACCCTAAACGTTGCTCTTGATTGATACTTGAATAAAAAAATTTAATAATTTAATTGTGAATGGGAGGATTGCTATTTTATGGCGGTCCTCTTTTTTGCGAATACCTACAAGTGTCGGTAGAAATTACAAATGAGTATCTATGTATATAATTCTATAATAAGTACTAACACTTACGAAACAGGAGATTTTGGCAGTATCACATCTCCTGTTGAAAGAAGTATAGATTATGCTGCAGATTTATCCCTACAACCACAATCTGTAGTAGATTATACCACTAATTTTTATTTGACTCGACCTTTACCGGGATCAGCAACAGAATTTTCATCTACAGATGTGACTTTTGATTCTGCACCTCATTTTGATAGTACATCAATAAATTTTTCATCTCTTACTGATAGTCCAACATTATATGATTCTTCTACTCCTTATGAAACTGTAGATGAAGTTTATACTTTTGATTCTACTGTATACGAAGACTTTGGATATCTTTATGTTAATTCAACATTGACTCCGATGGGAGCACTTGAAATAAAATTAACAAGTGCTGCTGTAAGTCAACTTCATCACTTTACAGGATCTGGAACATTATTTACTGTTGGAGTTCTAGACGAGAATGTTACTTTTGCCTGGGTTGGAAATGGTACTGTATTTGAAATAGGTAGTGGATTAGAAAGAACAGTACGACCGTATGTTGCTTCTGGTACTCTCCGAATGGATGCCAGTGTTGCGGCCACAGCACTGGAAAGAGTATCATGGGCATATAATACAAGTTCAATTTATAATCCACAATTAGATTGGGGAAGTATAACCGAAGCTGGCTTGAGTGGGATCGATGATTTCGGGTCGATAACTGAACCACCAACTATCAGAGGACCATATCCCTCTCTCGACGATTTCGGACTAATAATCAATAATCCAACTTCGTATCCACAAATTCCATTTGGAACGGTTAGATTTGTAAATTATAACGCAGATAATACTTATGATACCTGCGACAGTAATGGTATTTCTTGCGATAATCAAAGTTCTGCAACTATAAGTTTTACTGCACAAACTCCAGAAGATACAGCTCTCTATACGTTCTTAGGAGTTGGTTTAGAGTCACATACAGAGTCTTATGTTGGCATAGGTGCATTAACGCTTTCTGGAACTGCTCTAGAATCCTTCTCTGCACAAACTCCAGAAGATACAGCTCTCTACACATTCTTAGGAACTGCTCTAGAATCCTTCTCTGCACAAACTCCAGAAGATACAGCTCTCTACACATTCTTAGGAACTGCTCTAGAATCCTTCTCTGCACAAACTCCAGAAGATACGGTTCTTTATAGTTTCTCTGGAGAATTATTACATCCAAATATTGATTATACTCCACACTATGGTATTGAAAAAAATATTGGTGTTGGAACTACAGGAATCAAGTTATTTGGAGAATTATTACATCCAAATATTGATTATACTCCACACTATGGTATTGAGAAAAATATTGGTGTTGGAACAACAGGTATTAAACTCAATGGTGTCCTCACCGAAAGATTTACTTTCTCTTATAATGCAGATCCAGAATCATGTTATGATCCTGGCGAAGACGCAACTGATTTTGGATTTGTAAGTGAAACACCTTCTGATTTCATTGATTCTGGTTTAATATCCGAAGAAGAAACCGGCAATATTCCAGATGATGCTGGATTCATAATTGAACCTCTAGTTGTTACTTGTCCATTTGGATCAATATTTGTCTTAGGAACTGCTCTAGAATCCTTCTCTGCACAAACTCCAGAAGATACGGTTCTTTATAGTTTCTCTGGAGAATTATTACATCCAAATATTGATTATACTCCACACTATGGTATTGAGAAAAATATTGGTGTTGGAACTACAGGAATCAACTTATCTGGATATGCTGTAGAGAAAAATACAGAGTCTTATGTTGGCATAGGTACATTAACGCTTTCTGGAACTGCTCTAGAATCCTTCTCTGCACAAACTCCTGAAGATACTATTCTCTATAGTTTCTCTGGAACTGCTCTAGAATCCTTCTCTGCACAAACTCCAGAAGATACAGCTCTCTACACATTCTTAGGAACTGCTGTAGAAAGAAATACAGAGTCTTATGTTGGCATAGGTACATTAACGCTTTCTGGAACTGCTCTAGAATCCTTCTCTGCACAAACTCCTGAAGATACTATTCTCTATAGTTTCTCTGGAACTGCTCTAGAATCCTTCTCTGCACAAACTCCAGAAGATACAGCTCTCTACACATTCTTAGGAACTGCTGTAGAAAGAAATACAGAGTCTTATGCTGGTATAGGTACTTTTGGCCCTGTTCCTGGAGTAGGATTTGCTCCGGATGGAGATGGTAATCTTCGTGACGCTAAAACATATTGCAATAGATATGGATTCCTTATTGGCGACTTTAATCTTGGCTCTGGTATTGGAACAATAAGACTGTTAGGATCAGGCAAAGGAAGATTGGTTCCAGTTATATTTGGTCAAGGATCTATATTTATATCTGGTACTGGAAATGAATCCTTCAGCAGATGTAATTATGATGGTTCTGGAGAAATAATAACACTTTCCGGAATTGCATCTACAAGAGAAATTGCAGTATATGGTTATTATGGAGATGATAATAATCCAGGAACTTCAGGAACAATTTTCGTATCGCAACAAACTTCGCCAATTATTGAAAAAATAACTTTTGCTTACAGTGGATCTGGACAACTATCTGTTAACGGAAGTTTCGATATATTGAGAACTAAGTCTTTCCGTGGACTTGGAACGGTTCAATTCTACGGAACGGCTCTAGAATCCTTCTCTGCACAAACTCCTGAAGATATTCAACTCTTTAGTATTTCTGGATTTAGTCTTGAAGTATATTCTGCACAAACTCCAGAAACTGAAGTTCTTTACATCATCAATGGATTCATTGAAGAATCAATTACAAATAGTTATGAAGGATTAGGATCTGTAAGTCTTACTGGAGATTCGACTGTATTCTATGTTCCTAACTATCCAGCAAGAGGAACCTTTAGATTTACAAGGCACAATGTAGATAATGATTACGATACTTGTGATAATGAAGATATTGTATGTGATAATCAAGACTCTGCACATGTAAGTTTTACAGCCAATCCTCCAGAAAATACTGTTCTGTTAGATCTTGATGGAAGTGCAGTTACTTCTGAAATTTCCGTATATACTGATATTGGAGTTGGACTTTATACTTTATCGGGAACATACAACGATATTAAACTTACTTATTCCGAAATTGGAATTGGAACAGTATTCATTTCAGAAATTTCTTCCGAAAGAGAAACAAATACTTACATTGGAAATGGAAATCTATTTACTTTATCTGGTTCTGGAGAGTCCATTGGTGTCATTCCACCAGAAAATACACTTCTCATTCAAATTTCTGGATCTGCAACTACTTCCATAGAACTTGAATATTCAATTGTTGGTATAGGACTATTTACTGTAAGTGGATCTGCAATTACTTCAGAAATTGCTACATATACTCAAATAGGTTCTGGAACCATAACACTTTCTGGTGAACTTCTCCATCCAGATGTTGACTATATCCCATCACTAGGTGGTTCTGGTCTAATTAATGTTCTTGGATCCGCCGATGATTCAATTACAAAAATATATGATATTGCATCTGGAAGTCTGTTTGGATTCTCTTCTGGATTAGAATCCTTCACAAAATCCACTTATGTTGGGCTTGGTACAATTTATATTCTAGAACTTTCTGGATTAGCTATTAATAATCCATTCCAAATCCCAAGAACATATGTAGTGATCATTTAATTCTGATAAATACATCAGAAGAAATAGTAATTTGAGTCGTATAGTACTATGACCAAGCAGGTACAACTTAGAAGGGGAACATCTTCAGAACATACAGTATTTACGGGAGCGGTTGGAGAAGTAACTGTAGATACTACTCTAGACGTTCTGGTTGTTCATGATGGAGTTAAACTTGGGGGTCATTATTTAGTAGGAACTGGATTTGGTGCTACAGTATCCCAAGGATTAGTAAACAAATCTTTTATTGGAATAGGAACTACAACAACAGGTTCTTTAGCATTAATAGCTATAGGAGACGTTGCAATAGCAGGTAATCTAAACTTAAGGAGTTTAGCGGTTGCTTACGAACCTCCTATTGTAAGACAGGGTGAGTTAACTGATAGTAACATTGGTGATCCAAATGAACTTTTGTTCATCACTGGAATTTCTACTGATAATATTAGGGTAGGTCAAATTGTACAAAACCCTAATCATATAGATCTTGATTGTGTAGTTGATGCGGTTGGAATATCAAGTATTCAATTATCAATAATTCATTTTGGTGTTAACGGCTCAATTTCAACAAGTTTTACGTTTATAAATCCAGAATCTGGAAAAACTTCTCTTTATGATCTAGAAGTTAGTAATCATACAATCATAGCTGAAGCGGGAATTACTTCTGCATATATTGATAATTTGTTTATAAGCTCCGGTATTGTAACTACAACCGGAATTACTAGTGCATATATTAATGATGCTTATGTTAATGTTGGCATTGTTACCAATTTATTCGTTAGTACACAATACGTTGATCTTGCTAATATTAATGGTGGTATTGCCACTAGTTTTAATATTACTAATGCTTATGTAGCTTCTGGGATTATAACTAATCTCTACACTACAACTTTATCAGCTAATACTGGTTATATTAATTCTGGTATCATAACAACTGCAGGAATCACAAGCGCTAGAGTAGATAATTTCTTTGCAACTTCTGGTATTGTAACTACTGCAGGAATTTCTGTAGGATATATTGATAATTTATATCTCGCTAGCGGTATTGTAACCACTGTAGGAATCACAAGCGCTAGAGTAGATAATTTCTTTGCAACTTCTGGTATCGTAACCACTGCAGGAATAACAAGCGCTAGAGTAGATAACTTCTTTGCATTATCAGGTATTGTAACAACTTTAAATGTACAAACATCTAATTTAAGTGATGCGAATATTAATTCAGGTATCATAACAACTGCAGGAATCACAAGCGCTAGAGTAGATAATTTCTTTGCAACTTCTGGTATCGTAACCACTGCAGGAATTTCTAGTGCAAGAGTAGATAACTTATTTGCAACTTCTGGTATCGTAACAAGCTTAGTAGTTACCCAAGAAAATGTTGATTTATTATCGATTAATAATTTATTCTTTGCACAATCAGGAATTGTAACCACTGCAGGAATCACAAGCGCTAGAGTAGATAATTTCTTTGCAACTTCTGGTATCGTAACCACTGCAGGAATAACAAGCGCTAGAGTAGATAATTTCTTTGCAACTTCTGGTATTGTAACCACTGCAGGAATTTCTAGTGCAAGAGTAGATGATTTCTTTGCAACTTCTGGTATTGTAACAACTGCGGGGATTTCTGTCGGATATATCGATAATTTATATCTCGCCAGCGGTATCGTAACAACTGCTGCTATAAACACTTTATCTGTTACAAGCGGTATTGTTACAAATTTAAGTGTGAGTAACGCAACTGTTATTTCTGCTATTGCATCAACTGTAGGAATCACAAGCGCTAGAGTAGATAATTTCTTTGCAACTTCTGGTATCGTAACCACTGCAGGAATTTCTAGTGCAAGAGTAGATGATTTCTTTGCAACTTCTGGTATTGTAACTACTGCAGGAATTTCTAGTGCAAGAGTAGATAACTTATATGTTGCGAGCGGTATTGTAACAACTGTAGGAATCACAACTGCAGGAATTTCTAGTGCAAGAGTAGATGATTTCTTTGCTACAAGTGGTATCGTAACTACTGCAGGGATTTCTTTCGGATATATTGATAACTTATATGTTACGAGCGGTATTGTAACCACTGCAGGAATTTCTAGTGCAAGAGTAGATGATTTCTTTGCTACAAGTGGTATCGTAACTACTGCAGGAATTTCTAGTGCAAGATTAGATGTTGCATATATTTCTTCTGGTATTGCTACCGATTTAAATATAGAAACGTCTAATACTAATCTTTCTAGAGTTAATAGTGGATTCGCAACATACTTTGATGTAACTGGAGTGGGAACTGTTCAGACATTGAACAGTCAAGTTGGAGTTATTACTTATCTAACTGTATCAGAAATAAATGTTAATGGTTTTGTTACTTTTGGAAATATATCAATCGGAGCTGCAGGTACAGATTTTGTTGTTGATGGTGATGCAAGAATTACAGGTATTCTTTCGGTTGGTACAGGAACTGTAACTATTGTTGGGCCAGATTCTTCAATTATTGGTCTACAGAGTTTAAGATCTTCTGCTGGATTTGTTACAAGTCTTTCTGGAACTAATATTAATTATTCTGGAGTTTCTACATTTAATAATGTAGGTGTAAGTACATTATCCTTAGTCGGTTTTAATACTTTAGGCAATCAAGATAAAACTGTAAAGATTCAGCTTTCTAATTCTGGTATTTCTTCAAATTATACATTAACTTTACCTCCTAGAATAGGTAGTGCTGGACAACTTTTAGGTTTACTCCCAGACGGCACATTGGGATTTACAACCAATGGTGCTGGATTATTTGAAAGTAGATATTATGTTTCTGCTGCAAATGGTAATGATGCTTTTGATGGTAAAGCTCTTCCAGTCAAAACAATTAGGAGGGCAGCTCAGTTAGCTTCGTTTGATAGTTTCCAAATTCCTGGTCAAAGATTTCTGGATGCTGGGGATTTATTAGAGGCAAATAACAACTTCATTAAGGAAGAAGCGATTGCCTATGTTAAGTTTAATTTTGAAAATATTGGAATTGCTACAATATTCCCAGATTTTAACGAAAATACTTGGAAAGCTGGAATCGGTTCGGTTGTAGAGGCTCTTACGTATGATATTAGATTTGGCGGAAACTCTAAGTCTAGGAATATTGGATCTGTACTTAAGGATTCTGGAACATATACTGGAGAAGAAGTTCCACTTATTTTTGCGATAGATTATGTTAAATTTATTGGACAATATGTAATTAATAATCAGTCACCACCTACACTATATCAGACTAGTGTAAATCAAACATTTGATTTTACCATTAAACCGGATCCAGAAAATTCAAATGCTAATTATTTCCATACATCTAAAGATGCTAGAAATCTTATTGTAGGAAATAGACAGGAGATCATTGATAAATCTCTTGCTTCTGTTGCAGTCGGAGTGGGATCAACATTCTTCTTCCCTGGAGATGCTGAAACTACTACAAGATCAAGATATTATTATGCTCATAAATTAATTGAAATCAACAAACAAGAAATTGTTGATAAATCAATAGCTTCTCTTGCTGTTGGATTCCCTACCGGATTCTATGTACCAGGTCCCGGTGTTGTTGCTACAACTAAAGATTCTAGATACTATCGTGCATATCAATTAATACAAATCAATAAGAGTGAAATCGTTTCTACTGCATTAACGGCTATTAATACCCAGTATCCTAATCTTTGGTCTTCTGGAATATCCTCAGCTAAATGTCAGAGAGATCTTGGATACTTTGTTGATGCCGTTTCAACAGACGTATTTACCGGTGGTAATAACTATGCAAGAACATTTGCTGCGTTTTACTTTGATAATGTTGGAACAGCTATATCAACCGGTCTTGTTGGAGAAGAACAACAATCAATTTACGGATTCCAACAAGCTGGAATCCAAATGCGAAGAGCTATTACGAACCAGCTCAGCAATAAAAATTTAAATGCTACTCCTGGGCCAACAGTCTTTGCAGGAGGTGGTGGAAATGTAGGAATTTCTAGTACTGCAGCATGTACTGATGTACAAAATAATATTACTTCTCTTGTTGGAGTCGTCACTGCTGTAGTTGGTGCTGGAAATACTAGTGGACTTCCTACACTAAATCTTGGAAACTTTAATCT